ATTGATTTGCCTTAATATGTTGTGGAAGCATAAATAACATACTTATACTAATTTACTCGGTTGTCTTTAAGTTATTTTAGGCGTTTTCACAAGTTATGAAATAGCAAAGGTATAAAATCGGCGTTTTAAATGTTATAACGAAGTAAAAAAAGGTGTAATAAAATGGGTAAAATATTATATTTACTAATGAATATTATATTTAGACAAACTGATATTGAATTTAAAAATTAATAAAAAATTATAAAAAATAATATAATGTAAAAAATAATGTTAATTTATATTATATAATGAATTCTTTTATGAATAAATTTTTTGGCCCTCTACCAAGAGAATACTGTGTTTATTTCTATATTTTATCAATTATATTTGGTATTTTATTTGTTGTTAGTTTATTTTCTATTGTTTCATTTATGATTATGAATATTAAGAAAGTAAATTCTATGTTTATTATTAATTCTTTGTTAGTATTAAGTAATACTTTCCTAGCATATTTAGCAAATAGATTATTAAACACAATGTGTGTAAAAAGTATCTAAATTTCAACTATTTGTTAGTTCATCTTCGTTTTTATTAGTATTTTTTGTTCTACCTTGAGTTGTATTAATTGGTTTTAAAAACATGTCACGTGTAACAATATCATTAACATAACTAGTTTGTAAAAAAGGATTAACACCTCTTTGAGAAATCATTTCACGATCAGCCATTTTATTATCAATATCTTCTCTGTTAGAATTTTTATTGAAAGAAAACATAGAATTATCTAGATCTTGATAAAAAAAAGAATCTTCTGCTAAAGATTGTTTAATAGCATTTTGTGGAGAATCATATTCGTATTCAATAGAATTTAGTTTATTTTCTTTTTGTTCAGGTCTTTCTCTAATAGATTTATAATATGGTTCACCCTTACTCCATTTCCAATGATTCATTATTATATTATTTTTTAAAATAATGAATTTATAAACTAATGAATTTATAAACAAATGAATTTATAATCCTTCACGAGTAATTACTAAATTTTTTGTAAACATAAAAGCATCTTTGTTAGTTCGTCTACGTTTTAAATTACATTCTAAACAAGCAACTACTAAATTACCATAATTATGACCTATATCGTTATTAATTCTATCTAAAGACCATTGTTTTAATTCTCTAACTATTTCATATAAAATAAAAATGTCTTGAGAGCAATAATGACACTTCATTTGACAATTATTTAATAGTTCAACAACTTGTTCAAAATTAATAAAAGATTTTTCATCTAATTTTTTTTTTAATATATCTTGTTGTTTATAACTAGATATTTTATTTCTAATATGGGATTTAAAAATAGAAGTATATTTATTTTTTTCTTCTTTATCATCTAATAAACTTTCAAGAATAGTTAATTGTTTATTATGATTAAGATCATTGTTATTTAAACCCCAAGTCTTGGTCTCTACTCGCATTTTTTTTTCTTTTTCTTGATTAATTTTTTTTATTTTGGTATCATTTTTATCTTGAATAATAATAATATTTTTTATAATTGTTTCTTTATTTTCATTATCCATAATGTATATTTATAAAAAACATTTTATTATAAAACTAATATAAAAATTATATATAATATAAATGTTTTTATAATATAATTATTATAAAAAACTAAGTTAAAATTAATTAAACAATATATAATATATATGAATAAAGAAACTCCACCAAGTGATTGTCATGAATTAAAGAGTCTAAAATATAAAACTATGATATTAAATGGAGTATCTTGGCCTGAGACTAAATCGTCTAGTGATTTAATTAATTTGGATAAATTTTTGGAAAATGAAAAAATAAATAACTCTAATGAACCTTGGAGTAAATTAGATAAAACAGCTAAAATAAAAAAATTAACATTATTTGCTGATAATTATAAAAATGATAATAATTTAACCATTAATGAATATGAAAATCTTCTTCAATTTTTTAGAGATTGTCTTGATAGAAAAAAACTACAAAGGGTTAAAGATGTTAATTATAATAAAGACACTGGAGAAATAAAAGATATACCTGCTCTCCATTATAATAAACTATTAAATCATTTTACATTAAAAAATATTGATAAAAGAGTTTCAACATTAAAAGGATTAACACCAAAGAAAAAACAAGGAACCGCAAAAAATATAAAAAATAAAGATGATTCTGACTCCGATAAAGAAGAATAATATAAAATTGATATTAAAAACAATTTATATATATATATTATAAATTAAATGTTTAATGAATTGATTGATATTACTGATAATATTATTGCTGAAGAAGATACAACATATTTTAATGATGAAGAAGCAATAGAATTATATCAAACTTGTATTCATATTATGGAAGAATTTATAAAAGAAAATCCAAAGGTTATTACTGAACCAGATTTTGAAGAAATTTTTGATGAAAATATTGAAGAATTAATGAATGCCCATTTTGATTCTGATGTATTTTATACTGAAGAAGCAGAAGAAGAAATGGAAGAAATTATAGAACATGCCAAGAATGATTTCTTTATAGATTTTATTCCTCCTCGTTCATATCCTAATACTCTTATTTTAAAAGATCCAGATTGTGAAATTATAAAAAATAAAATAGATATTCTAAGAAAAAAACCTCAGCCTGAGCAAAGAACAAAAGAGTGGTATGAATTTAGACATAAATTAATAACTGCGTCTAACGCATATAAAGCTTTTGAAAATAATAATACCAAAAATCAATTAATTTATGAAAAATGTCAGCCGTTAAATCAAAACTTAACTGATGATATCAAAGAAATAGTATTGGTAAATGTTAATACTTCATTACATTGGGGTCAAAAATATGAAACATTATCTTTAAAAATTTATGAGGAAACTTATAATACAAAGGTAGCTGATTTTGGTTGTATTCAACATGATACTTATTTATTTATAGGTGCTTCGCCTGATGGAATAAATATTGATCCCAACTCAAAAAGATATGGACGTATGTTAGAAATAAAAAATATTGTTAACCGTGAAATAGATGGAATTCCAAAAAAAGAATATTGGATTCAAATCCAATTACAAATGGAAGTTTGTGATCTAGATGAATGTGATTTTGTAGAAACTAGGTTTATTGAATATATTGATAGGAATAGTTATATTAATGATACTTCAGATGAATTATTTGAAGATGAAGATGGAAACGTATTTAATAATTTATGTTTGTCAAAAGACAATAAAATGAAGGGAGAAATAATATACTTCCATACTAAAGATGGTAAACCTTTTTACGCATATAAACCATTAGATGTTGTTCATCCATCTGATATACAAGAATGGGAGGAAAAAACAATTGATTATTATCAAGAAAATCCTGATTTTAAATACATTTATATGAAAACTCTATATTGGAAATTAGAAGAATTTAGTTGTGTTCTTGTTTGTAGAAACAAAAAATGGTTTAAAGATAATATTAATGAGTTATCAGAAATTTGGTCTATTATTGAAAAAGAAAGAATTTCTGGTTATGATCATCGTGCACCTATACGAAGAGAAAAACCCAAATATGAAAATAATATGGATAAAACAGTTAATAATAATGGTTGTTTATTACAATTTAATAAAGAAACAGGGAAAATAACTGTAGCTAAATTGGACATTGAAATAAATATTTAATGTAATAATTCTCTAATTAATACAAAATGTTTTCATTGGTAGGAATTGAATAAAATAATTCATTTGGTTCTGTTCTAAAATATCCAACACGCGCTCCTGGTCCCTCCTCAGCTTCGGGTAAGGGTAAAGTTATATTTGATTTGTTATTTTTTTTATCATGATATAAAGCACCACAAAAATCGGCTCTTATACAAGTTCCCTCATCAGGATTATCTGGATAACGAATATTATTTGTAATTTGTTTATAAGATCCAACTTGAAAAATAGGATAATGCCACCATATATCACTATAATTATCACGTGATGTTTCATTTTTACCTATTAATGGAAAGTCATTTAGAATAGGTTTATCTACTGATATTGGGTAATCACCAGGTGTTTTAAGATCATTAGATTTAAATCCTTCTTTTAAAAAAGGAGCTAAATATAATCCAAATGACAATATTAGTAATAAAAATATTATACTTCCTAACATGTGAAATTTATTCTTCATTATATTATATATTATAGTTTTATAAAACTTTTTATAAAAAACTTTTTATAAAAAACTAAATAATTTTTTTTATAAAAATTAACTTAAAATCTAATTAACAATAATATTATACATGGACAATTTTACTATGCGTGTTACCAAAAGATGTGGATCATTGGAAGAAATTGCTTTTGATAAGATATTAAATAGAATCAAAAAATTAGGTCAAGAAGCTAATATTCATATTAATTATCAACAACTTGTAATGAAAGTTATTGATCAATTATATGATACTATATCCACTACTAAAATTGATGAATTAGCAGCAGAGCAATGTGCTTCTATGTCAACATTAAATCCTGATTATGGAATATTAGCAGGAAGAATTATTGTATCTAATCATCAAAAAAATACGGATAATATTTTTTATAATGTTATTAAAGAATTATATAATTTTGTTGATATTCATGGAAATAATTATCCTCTTGTAAATCAAAAATTATGGGATTTTGTTCAAACATATAAGAATGAAATTAATTCTATGATTAATTATGATAGAGACTATCTCATTGATTATTTTGGATTTAAAACATTAGAACGTTCTTATTTATTTAAGAAACATGATAAAATTATTGAAAGACCACAACATATGTGGATGCGTGTCTCTATTGGTATACATGGACAACAAATTAATGAAAAATCTTTAGCACTTGTTAAAGAAACATATGATTTAATGTCTCTTAAATATTTTACACATGCTACACCTACTTTATTTAATGCTGGCACTCCCAGATCCCAATTATCTAGTTGTTATTTAATTGCTATGGAAGAAGATAGTATTCAGGGTATTTATAATACTCTAAAAGATTGTGCGTTAATATCTAAATATTCTGGAGGTATTGGTTTACATATTCATAATATTAGAGGCAAAGATTCCCACATTAAAGGCACAAACGGTAAAACAGATGGATTAGTTCCTATGTTACGTGTTTTTAATAATACAGCCAGATATGTTAATCAGTCTGGACGAAGAAATGGTTCATTTGCTATTTATTTAGAACCTTGGCATTCAGATATTTTTGAGTTTTTAGAGCTTAGAAAAAATCATGGTGATGAAGAATTAAAAGCTCGTGATTTATTTTATGCTTTATGGATGCCTGACTTATTTATGGAAAGAGTAAAAGAAACAAATGGTAAATGGTCATTATTTTGTCCTAATGAATGTCCCGGGTTATCCGATGTTTATGGTGACGATTTCGTAAAACTATATGAGAAATATGAACAACAAGGAAAAGCTAGGAAAACTATTTTAGCACGTGATTTATGGTTTGCGATTTTAGATGCTCAAATGGAAACAGGAAATCCATATATTCTTTATAAAGACGCATGTAATAAAAAATCAAATCAAAAAAATATTGGAACTATTAAATCGTCAAATTTATGCGTTGCGCCTGAAACATTAATTTTAACTGATAAAGGTCATTTAGAAATAAGTAGTTTAGTTGGTCAAGATGTAAATGTATGGAATGGTCAAGAATGGAGTTTAGTTACAATTATGAAAACAGGTGAAGATCAAGAATTAATTGACATTCATCTGGATGATGGTTCAAAATTATCTTGTACACCATATCATAAATTTTATATTCAAAATAATTATTCTAATAATTCAATTGAAAAAGTAGAAGCAAAAGATTTAAAACCATATGATAAAATCATAAAATGTGAATATCCTGTAATTGATGGAAATGAAAGTATGCCATACGCATACACACATGGATTTTTCTGTGGAGATGGAACATATGGTAATAAATCAGATAATCCTGAAAGCTCATGTAAATTTAAAGCATTACCAAATCATTATTTTTGTAAAAGGCATTTAGCTTTTGAAACAGAAAAATATTTATTTGATAATGAGTATTTATTGGAAGATACTGTTATTGAATGTCAAGCAATGTCATATGTAAAAAAACCGGTAATTTATTTATATGGTGATAAAAAGAAATTAATTGAATTCATTGATAAACGTAGCTATAGTTTAAATGAACCTTCAAATAGGATTGATGTTAGTTTACCAGTTGATTTAAATGAAAAATTTGATGTTCCTTCTAATTTTTGCTCAATTAAAGATAAATTAGATTGGTTTGCTGGATATTGTGATGCTGTTGGAAATATTTGTAAAAACGGAGAAAATGAACAATTACAAGTAACATCTATAAATAAAGAATTTTTACATAATGTAAAACTATTATTACAGACATGTGGAATTAATCCTAAAATTAAATTATCATGTGATAGAAAACAAAGCTATTTACCAGATGGAAAAGGTGGGTATAAATATTTTGATGTTCATCCAATTTATAGATTATTAATCACATCATGTGATTTATATAATTTATATCAGTTGGGATTTAGTCCAAAAAGATTAATTATTTCAGGAAATAAACCTTCAATAGACGCAAAACAATTTATTAAAATATTAAAGGTTGAAAATAATAATAGAATAGACGATACATATTGTTTTACAGAACCAAAAAGAAATATGGGTATTTTTAACGGGATTATAACTGGACAGTGCACTGAAATAATTCAGTTCTCAGATGATAAAGAGACCGCTGTTTGTAATCTAGCATCCATCGCTTTACCAGCATTTGTAAACGAAGAAACAAAACAATTTGATTATGATAAACTTCACGAAATTACAAAAGTTGTTGCTAACAATTTAAATCAAGTAATTGATATTAATTTTTATCCAACTGAAAAAACTAAATTAAGTAATTTTAGACATCGGCCAATTGGTATTGGTGTTCAAGGGTTAGCAGATGCGTTTATTTTAATGGATTTACCATTTCATTCGGAAGAAGCTAAAGAAATTAATAAAAATATTTTTGAAACTATTTATCACGCTGCTCTAGAAAAAAGTAATGAAATTTCTAAAGAAAGAACAATTTTTATGAAAGAGTTAAAAGAAAAAGATAGATTTTCTGTATTAGAATTTATTCCTCAAGAAGAATATGATTCTTTTACTTTAAGAGAAAAAAATGAAAATATAAATTTACTTGGTGCTTATAGTTCTTTTGAAGGGTCCCCTGCTTCAAAAGGTATTTTACAATTTGATATGTGGAATGTAACTCCATCTAATAGATATGATTGGGAAAAATTAAAACAATCTATTATTGAAAATGGTTTAAGGAATTCATTACTTATAGCTCCAATGCCTACTGCTTCTACGTCTCAAATTCTAGGATATAATGAATGTTTTGAACCATTAACAAGTAATATTTATTCTAGAAGGACTTTAGCAGGTGAGTTCGTAGTAGTTAATAAATATTTAATGAAAGAATTAATTAACTTGGAATTATGGAATGAACAGATAAAAAATAATATAATAGCTAATAAAGGTTCTGTCCAACAATTAACTAATATTCCTCAACATATTCGTGATAAATATAAGATTGTTTGGGAAATTCCTATGAAACATTTAATAGATATGGCAGCTGATAGAGGTGCGTTTATTTGTCAAAGTCAGAGTCTTAATTTATGGATGGAAGACCCTGTATATAATAAATTAACATCTATGCATTTCTATGCTTGGAACAAAGGATTAAAAACAGGTATTTATTATTTAAGACGAAAAGCGAAACATCAAGCACAACAATTTACAATTGAACCAGAAAATAGAAATAAATTAAATGATGGTTTAAAAGAAGAAATTTGTGAAATGTGTTCTGCTTAGAATATTTTCTAAGCAAATTCTTTACAAATTCCAAATGTCCTGCGATGCCATTTTGTAATACCATATTGTTTAATACCATCCATATGTTTTTTTGAACCATATCCTTTATTAGAATCTATACCATAACGATCAATTAATTCTGGATTTTCTAAACAAAGTTCTTCAATATATTTATCTCTTTCAACTTTAGCTAATATAGAAGCCGCCGCGATAGATGTATATTTATTATCACCACCTTCTACTAATTGATATTTCAGAGTTTCCATTTTTGTTTTTGTTTTATTCAGTGTTGTAAAAGGTTTAAAATAATTCCCATCAACTAACAAAAATATATCTTCATAATTAATAGATTTATTTAATTCTATTAATTGTTTCAAAATATTTTTAATACATTTAGCAAATGCTGATTGTGTTGCTTGTAATATATTTATTTCATCAATTATTTTTTCATCCTCATATTCTACTGCCCAAGCGATAGCATTTTCTTTAATATATTCGGCAACTTGTTCAATCTTCTTTTTACTGTGAAATTTCTTACTATCTTTCATTAAAGAATGATCAAAACTATCATCTTTAGGTAAAATTACTGCTCCAGCATATACTCTTCCAAGCATTGGACCTCTACCTGCTTCATCTAATCCAACTTCTATAATATTAATATCTTCATTAAACCATTTACTTAAAATAGAAGTAGTATTTTTTATTTTTTTTTCTTTTAAAACATTTATTACAGGAGTTATTTGAAATGTTTCTTCTGGAAAATCGTCATCAATTATAACACAAGTATTCTCATTATTCTCATTATTCTTATTACTTTTTTGTAACATATCTATTTCTATAATAGTTTAAGTTAATAATATATAATAATAAATCAATTTTTTTACATTATATTAAACCATTTCAATGCGCAATGGCAACGTTACCTTTAACTAACAAAGTAAATAAAATAAATTATATTATTTAGTAAATAGAATAATATAATTGTATTTTTTGTTTCTATCTTTTTTTATAAAAAAGTTTTTTCACATTATAAATTATACAATGAAGGGTAAATTATTAATAGTTTTTGTAATTTTATTATTGGGTTTTATTTTATTTTCCATTTTAGGAGGTAACAAATTTTTAAAAGAAGGCTTTACAAGTAATAATTTAACATTTACAGCTCCTGATGGCTCAACAGCTGTAATAACAACTGACTCTAATGGAAAAAGTGTTGCTACTGTTACTCCAACATCTGGTTCACCTATAACATATAATGAAACTTCAACAAATCAAGGTTCATTAGCAAATTCTATTTTATATAGTGGACCAAATGGGACAACCGCAATTTTAATGGATGCTTCAAAAACTGGAGGTGTATCTAATTTTCAAACCAAGGATGCTAATGGTGACCAAGTAATGTTTACTAATACTGATACAACTTCAAATACTAATACAACTTCAAATACTAATACAACTTCAAATACTGATACAACATCTAGTAATAGTAATTATGATAATTATAATCATTATAGTGGTAGTTCATATCCATCTATATTTTATGGACCAAATGGTGGAACAGCAAGAATAATTCAAACTCCAACTAATAATACAATTGTAATAACTAACAAAAATGGAACAACAGAAATATATTATATAAATAAGAATAGTAGTGCTTCTACGAAATCATATTATGGGCCAAACGGTGGCTCAGCAAAAGTAATTACATTACAAAATGGTAATCAAGCAATTGAAATTACTTTATCAAATGGTTCAAAAATATATTATTATTCTAATAGTGCCGATGCTCAAACAAGTCAAGATTCTACAATAAATCAATATACACCAGATACTAATACAACTGGATCCGATTATAATAATGCTTTTGCTAATATAAATCCATATAGTTCTTCTTATAATAATCCGTATATAAATACAAATACTATTACAGGTCCAGCAGGAAATACATATTCAACATATGATTCATCAGCATATACTAACTCTTTACCTCAAGGAATTCCTAAAAGTATGATTCCACCTGGTCAAGAAGATTTATATATTTTGAAATCCCAAGTTGTCCCACCTGTTTGTCCTGCATGTCCAGAACCAATTGTTCAATGTCCTGATAACAATGATGTAACCAAGTGTCCTCCCTGTCCTCCTTGCGCTAGATGTCCAGAACCTGCGTTTGACTGTAAAAAAGTTCCTAACTATAGTGCGTTTAATCAAGATTATATGCCTGTACCAGTTTTGAATAGTTTTTCAAGTTTTGGAATGTAACGCGGGGATTAGGCACTCCGTAATCCCCGGACGCCCCAAAATATAAGTTATATAATATTTACTGTGCTTCGCAAAATATTTCAAACAAAGTTAAATAGAAAGTAAAAAAATTGAATTATTACTTACAACTTATAACGAAGTAAAAAAAACTACCTATTCCAATAACAATTCAATGAATCAATCAATAAATTTAAGACCAAATCAAATCAAAGCTCTTCAAGTATCATTAGATAATGATTTTGAATCAGGTGTTCATTTTCATGCCACAGGAACTGGTAAATCTTGGATAGCAATGAATATAATTAATAATTTTAATGAAAAATATCCTAAGGCTAACATCTTATGGATATGTGAAAAAAAATCAATTCTTATTGAACAATTCAATAAGAATAATATTAAAGAACGCAACTTCTTGTCCATTATGAAAAAATTCAATGTTCTTAATTTTTCAGAATATAAATTGGATAATTGGTACAATAGTGTAAATTCATCCAAATTTTGGGATAAACCTTTATTACTTATTATAAATCGTGCTTATTTAGTTTCAAATGACAAATATAAAAAAATTAAACTACCAATTAATCTTATTATACATGACGAATGTCATACAATTGTGAATGAAACTACAAAACAATTTTATGAATATTTTCTAAATTCTTGTATTATACCAAAATGTATAGGTTTTTCAGCAACACCCGAGTTATCCTATAAACCATATGATAAAGTTTTATCACAATATTCAATTTATGATTCTTATATGGATGATGTAATAGTTCCACCAAAAATAAAATGGTTTACTTGTGATCAAACGATTGAACAAAATGAAATAATATGTTTAACAAAACAATTAATAGAAAAACCACATATTATTTATAAAAAAATAATTGTATGGTGTGGTATGATTGAATTATGTAGTGAATTAGCTAATAAGTGGAAGACATATTTTAGTGACTATCTAATTTGTATTGATACAAGTGAAAAAAATAATATTCAAAAAAATGTAATAGGTAATTATGATGATTTTAGAGAAGCTGAATCAAAAGCGATTCTATTTTGTGCTTGTAAACATAGAGAAGGTTCTGATATAAAAAATCTAGATTGTTGTATATTTCTTGATAAAGTAGAAAATAGATCACCTAAAGTGTTTGTTCAATGTATAGGCCGTGTTTTAAGACGATCCACAGGATCCACTAATAGATTAAAAAAATTTGGATTAATTATTGATATAAAAGCAAAAAATTCTTATTCTATATGTAATAAATTAAATGATTATCTTAAATTACCTAATAATATATTTCCTTGGAAATATAATTATATTACTGTGCCACTAACTAACAATAAATTAATAAAAATTAATACGCTTACTATGATAAAAAATAATATGAATATTTGTAATAAACCTGTTATATCAACTCATTTAATGGATGAAAATTGTGATATTAGACAATTATTTATTAGAAAAATACCTAATTTGACCGTTTATCACGAAAGACTAGATTATGAATTAAACTTACTAAAAAGAAAAAATTTGTTTTATCATCTTATTCAAGCAATACAAATTCTTAACATTACTAAAAATATACCTCATGTAACTAGAGGTTCGTGTGGTTCATCATTAGTCTGTTATTTACTAGGTATAAGTCATATAGATCCAATTTTGAATAATATAAAATTCTCAAGATTTCTGAATGAATATAGAAATAATTTACCAGATATTGATTTAGATTTTCCACATAATTTGCGTGATGAAGTATTTTTAAAGATAGAATTACAATGGCCTGGTAAAGTTGCTAGAATTAGTAATCATGTATATTATCATGAGAAATCCGCATTAAGACAAGCTATAAGAAATGCTGGAATCCATAAGTTTATAGGTAAAAATGATATAAATAAAGAAATTATTTCAATGTCAAAAGAAACACAGAAATTTATAAATGATGAAAAAAAGAGATTAGATAATACATTTAAGTGTTATTCTTTACATTGTGGTGGTATAGTTTATTATCCAAATGGAGTTCCTGAAGAAATATTAATAAACAAAAATATTTCATCCATAAAACAAATAAATATGAATAAACATGAAGTAGCAAAAGATAAGAATTTCAAGATTGATATATTATCAAGTCGTGGATTATCACAATTATATGAAATAAATAAGTTTTCTCTAAAAGGAATGGAATTTGAAGATTTTCAATATGATAAACAAACATTTGATATGTTACATAGAGGTGATAATATAGGAATTACATTAGCAGAGTCACCACTAATGCGTATTGCTTTTATAAAGTTTAAGCCCAAGACTTTATATGATTTAGCTGTTTGTTTATCAATAATTAGACCCGCAGCAAAAGATGCTAAAAATGTTAATACTGATGTTGTTAATCCAATTGATTCTTTAAATGATGTAATAATATTTGATGATGACGCAATTGATATTATTTCTAAATTATGTAATGTATCAGATGAAGATGCGGATAAATATAGGCGTGCTTTTGCTAAAGGGGATAAGGTAGGTATTTCTGATTTTAAAAGAGTAATTGATAATTTATCAAATGATCGTGAATGGAAAAAAAATATTATGAGAAAATTATCAAACTTGTCTAGATATGGTTTTTGTAAAGCACATGCGTTTTCATATGCTCAGTTAATATGGAAATTAGCATATATGAAAGCACATCATCCATATGAATTTTGGAAAGCAACATTAAATAATTGTGATTCTTCATATAAAAAATGGGTTCATTTATATGAAGCTAAAATAGCTGGTATTGATGTTTATAAGAAAAATCTCAAAAGAGATGATGTATCTATTTATGCTGTAAATAGAAGAAAAAAAATCATTAATTATTCACCATTACAACAATTAAGACTTTATGGTTATTGGGATATGATTGATAATGAATTCTTTCCAGAATGTTATTTGAGTATTGTAAAAGATGTGTATAATTTTAATGGAATAATTGCTTCTAGTCGTTTAAAAAAATATTATAATGATGTTAATAAAAAAGATAATATGTTGATGTTATTTATAGGAGTTTACTCTCAAGGTAAAAAATACATACAAGTAAACATTAGTAATTTAAAATATTTTGATACTAAAAAGGTGGGAATAAAAGGATCTGGAAAATGTATATCACAATTAGATAAACAATGTGATATAGTTACTTGTGACAATTATACTTTTTATTAAATTATTCTCTTTATTCTCTTGTCTTTATACATTTTTTATCTATTTGTAGAGTTTGTCCTTTTTCTTCTTGAGGAACAATTTTTAATATACATCTTGCTTTCTTACCATATAATGGTTCAGTGCAGCCTTTTTCTTTTTTTTTATTAATGTATTCTGAAAGTTCATATACTTTTGGTTTTTCATCAGTACAGCGTGATCTAAAATGTTCATAACGTTCTCTAACATCACAATAAGATAGATTAGATTTTTTATCAAGCATTCTATTTACTAATTCATGTAAGCTATAAATATAACGAGAAAATGTGTCACG